CAACTCAAGAAGATGTTGACTTCATATAACGGAATACTAAAGCAAGGTACTAAGTACTTTATAGACAATACAGGAAAACCTTTTGTGTACGAAAAGACACGCTTTGCACAACTAAAATACTTGAGAATTAAAAGAGTGGAGAAGAAAGACGTAGCTTCACTTGTATGGGTACAAGGACATAAAACTCCTTTTACCGTTCCACGCCCTCCCGAAGATGGAATGCTTTGGGCGGGGATTTTGCACTTACATGGATTGCCGTGGGTGCTGTATGAGTATTCGGAAACGAAACTCAAAGATACCAGAAAGAAAGTATAATATGGGAAAACGAAGAAAAACTCTTGCAGGAGTCAACTTTGAATTGCAAGAAATAGAACCTTTAACACGTAACCAGCTAAAAGCATTTGAATCTGATAAACACCTTGTCCTGCATGGACTTGCAGGCACAGGTAAAACGTTTATATCATCGTACCTAGCATATGATGATATGGCAAAAGGAGCCTTTCAAAAGCTAGTAATTATACGAAGTGCTGTACCTACAAGAGATATTGGATTCTTGCCCGGTACAGAAAAGGAAAAAGCTTCTGTTTATGAAGAGCCTTATAAAGATATTGCTAATGATCTGTTCTGTAGAGGCGATGCCTATGAAATACTGAAACAGAAAAATTTAGTAGAGTTTATGACCACTTCATTTATACGAGGAATTACACTCAGAGATGCAGTTATTCTTATTGATGAGTGTCAAAATATGTCTTTTCATGAACTAGATTCTATTATTACTCGTATGGGTGAGAACTGTAGAATTATATTTTGTGGAGACTTTCGACAGGCAGACTTGAGAGGAAACGGTATAAAAGATTTCTTCCAAGTTCTAAAGCGTATGGGTCTCTTTACTTTCATTGAGTTTGAAGTAGAGGACATTGTGCGGTCTGATTTTGTCAAAACTTATATTATCGCAAAGAATGAACTAGAACTATGAAGATACCCACAATAGCAGTAGACCAGTACGACTTCTTGGAACACAGAAGAAACCAAGAAGCCGCACACTGGTCAAGGAATACAAAAGACTCACCCCTGCGTTCTATACTTACTGTAGAGATTAATACTACAGAATTGTGTAATAGAACGTGTGTATTCTGCCCTAGACACGATCCAGAAGTATTTCCTAACCGAAACCTTCATATGACTGTAAAGGGTGCTGCTACTATTGCGAAAGAACTTGCTAACAATGATTTTAAAGGCAAGATATCTCTCAGCGGGTTCGGAGAGAACCTACTTAACCCTCAGTTTCCAGAAATAGTATCAGCGTTTAGCGAGTATCTACCAGATGCTACTATAGAGTGCAATACTAATGGAGATAAGCTGACTAAAGAGTACGCTGAAGATTTGATCTCGCAACGGGGTCTCGACATCTTGTATATCAACTTGTATGATGGTATCGAGCAGATGGAACACTTTGATGTAATTATGGAAGATATTCCTAAAGCAAACTATAAGTACCGTATGCATTGGGGTGATTTTGAGAAACATGGTTTAATTCTGAATAATCGAAGCGGAGTTATGGATTGGGTAGGGGTTGAGGAGAGTAGTGTTACTGCACTACAAGGTAAGCCTTGTCACTACCCGTTCTATAAAATGTTTGTCGATTGGAATGGTGATGTACTGTTCTGCAGTAATGACTGGGGCAGAGAACATGTAGTAGGTAATTTATTACAAGATTCTCTATACGATGTATGGTTCAGTAAGCCTATGACCAAGATTCGTAAAAAACTAATGAAGGGTGACAGATCTATGTCTCCCTGCAATAAATGTAGCGTAGATGGTTCTTTATTTGGAAAACCATCGTTTAATCTAGTAAAGGAGCACTATGAAAACATTAATAACCGGGACTAGTACACTTTACTCTGCCCTTAACCACCTTATACCCATTGACACTTGTCGCATTGAAGATATACTCGAAGGTAGAGTAGATATCAACGAGTATGGTTGTTTCATCAACTATGCACACGTTGGATTCAAGCAAGTAGAGCTGCTAGAGTATGTATTCAATGAGTGGAGATTTGATCCTAAGAGGATAATTTTTAACATATCTTCTCGTGCCGCCCAACCGAATATATCCAAAGGGTATATGTATGCCGCGCAGAAAGCAGCTTTGAATCACTATGCTAACAACTTACACTGGCGTAGCATTGCGCGGTGTTCCTAGTATGCGTTGGACTACGGTGGCGGATACTCTTCTTAGCATTATGCTACAAGATTTAGAAGTTCCGCACATATGTATACAAGTACCTGAAAATTATATGTCTGTGCAAGCTGTTAAAGCTGCCTTGAAAGAGGCGACTTCGTGAAGGCAGTTATAAGCCACAGAATATACATGGATTGTACCGAAGAAGTACAAGAGAGAATCGACAAAGAACTCACTTATACTATTCCTACGCACAATCCTCTTGATCCACCTGAGGTGATTAAGAATATGGGAATCATTCGTAATGGGTTAGTATCATTACCTATTGGACGTACGGATCTGATACCATCAAATTACGAAATAGTCGATAGGCGAGTAAACAAGCCTGTAGAGTTTCCTAAGTTCAAGTTTGACTTACGACAAAGCCAGAAAGATGTTTATGATGCAATCGAAGACAACGCTATAATCAACGCATGGGTCAGCTGGGGTAAGACATTTACAGGTTTAGCTATTGCTGGTAAACTTGGTCAGAAGACACTTGTTGTTACCCATACTGTTCCTCTGCGTAATCAGTGGGCGAAAGAAGTAGAAAAAGTCTACGGAATTAAAGCAGGCATCATAGGCAGTGGTCAATTTGATCTTGATGCTCCTATCGTCATTGGGAATACACAGACTTTGTACCGAAACGTAGACAAGATTCGTAAAGAGTTTGGCACTGTCATACTAGATGAAATGCATCATGTTAGTAGTCCGACCTTTTCCAAAATACTAGATACAAATTACTGTAGATATAAGATAGGTCTGTCGGGAACTATAGAAAGAAAGGATGGAAAACACGTTGTATTCAGAGATTACTTTGGTAATACTCTTTTCAAGCCACCCAAAGAAAACTATATGACCCCTACAGTACATATTGTACCGTCAGAGATACGATTCATGGATGGAGCTAGAATCCCCTGGGCTAACAGAGTTACAAAGCTAGCAAATGATGAAGAGTACAGACATACAATAGCACTTTTAGCCGCAGCTTATGCCGCTAAAGGACACAAAGTCTTAGTAGTAAGTGATAGAGTGAGCTTTCTGAAGGCTTGTTCCGAGCTTACAGGAGATAAATCAATATGCGTTACTGGTGAAGTATCGCATGAAGATAGAGAAACGCTCGTAGACGAAATACTCTACGGGGATAAGAATGTTCTTTACGGAACACAAGCTATCTTCTCAGAGGGCATATCAGTAGACACACTTAGCTGTCTTATACTGGCAACCCCTGTAAATAATGAACCACTATTGACACAGCTTTGTGGACGAGTGATTCGGAAAAAAGAAGGCAAAATCGACCCTGTTATTATAGATATACACCTGAAAGGAAATACGGCTAGAAAACAAGCCTCCAATCGTGTCGGGTTCTATATGAAGCAGGGTTGGAATATGAAGTACCTTTAGAAAAATAATTCTTGACAAAATGGTAAAAAGGAAGTATAATAGTGCTCTTATTTGATTGGAAGAAGGTTTTTGATACGGCGCAAGGAAATATTGCTACTTGTAACATGATAATGGAAATGCTCGTAAAGAGTCAAATCCCTCGTAACAAGTATGACCCTATCTATAAATATTCTTATAAAGACTTTACAGGCGATAGTTTTCTTCTTCATGGAGAAATGCTTCTTTACAATTCTTATAAGTACACACAAAAAGAACTTTGCATATATTACGCACTGGCTTCTCTTAGAAGTACAGCGGAATATTTTGCAACACAAAAAACTACGCTAGATTCACTACATTGTCCTGTGCATCTAGATGAATAATGGCATTATCATTCAATAAGCAAACGGGCGGAGCCCAAAAATCCTCAATCTCAACTTTTCAGTATAAAGATGGCGACAACAAGATGCGCGTAGTTGGCGACATTCTTGCACGCTATGTTTACTGGATCAATGGCGAGAACGGTAAAAACATTCCTATGGAGTGCCTATCTTTTGATAGAAACTCTGAGCGATTCAACAATATCGAGAAAGACTGGGTTCGTGAATACTACCCTGATCTGAAGTGTGGCTGGAGCTACGCTACTCAGTGCATCGACAACGGTGAAGTAAAAGTAGTAAACCTAAAGAAGAAGCTGTGGGAGCAAATCATTACTGCCGCAGAAGCCCTCTGCCATACAACGTAGAGTATCAGTTGCAAGCACTAAAGTGCAAGCCTCGTGCTCTTACAGACGAAGAGCGTGAAGCTATTGCTGACCTAAAGTCTATGGATGACGTAATGACACGTCCTACTCCTGACGCACAGAAAGAGTTGCTTGATCGAGTTCGTAACCACGGTGACGAGACTGATGATGAAGCTCTTGACGCGGAGTTCAATGTAGGATGATTCTCTTTACGGCAGACTGGCACATCAAGCTGGGACAGAAAAATGTCCCAGTAAAGTGGGCTACAAACCGTTATCAAATGTTCTTTGACCAGATCTATGAACTAGAAAAAGAATGTAATATGCACATAATCGGAGGCGATCTCTTTGATCGTCTTCCGAATATGGAAGAGTTGGAGCTTTACTTCAGGTTTATTCGTGGAGTAAAGATTCCAACTATTATTTATGATGGAAATCATGAAGCTACTAAGAAGAATAAGACTTTCTTTACTCAGCTAAAGCAAGTAAGTAGGGATATTAATCCTCTTATTCATATTGTAGATGTGTCTTACGTAGACACTGACTTAGGTTTCAGTATCCTACCTTACGCAGATTTGCATAAGAAAGGTGCGATAGATCATTTTGATACGAGCTGGCCTTTATTCACTCACGTTAGAGGAGAAATACCGCCACACGTTAAACCCGAAGTCGACTTAGACCTGTTTGAAGACTTCCCTGTTGTATTTGCAGGCGACCTACACGCCCATAGCAACTGTCAACGCAATATTGTATATCCTGGTAGTCCTATGACTACTTCCTTTCATAGAAGTAAAGTAAAAACAGGTTACTTGCTTATTAACGAACAGGACTGGAGTTGGCTGTGGGAAGAGTTTAGATTACCACAGCTAATTCGTAAAACAGTTACAAGTAGTGAAGATATGACTCCTACTGATTTTGATCACACGATCTATGAAGTAGAAGGAGATATGCAAGATCTAGCCGGAGTAAAGAACTCAGAATTGCTAGATAAAAAAGTAGTAAAACGTAAGTCAGAGGCATCTCTTATCATGGATAAAGATATGTCCGTGCAAGAAGAGCTAGTAGAGTATCTAACGTACATACTAGAAATTAACCCTGATAAAATACCAGACATCATAGGAACATACAATGATTACACTACAAACATTGAGATGGGATAACTGCTTTAGTTATGGTTCTGGTAATGAGTTACAATTAGACGACAATACTGTTACACAAATCCTTGGTACTAACGGGATGGGGAAGTCCTCCATCCCGTTAATCATTGAGGAAGCACTGTACAACAAGAACTCTAAGGGTATCAAAAAAGCAGACATTCCTAATCGTTATGTGAATGATGGTTATAACATCTCTCTGTCTTTTACGAAAGATGAAGATAGTTATCAGATCACCGTTAATCGCAAAACAAATATAAAAGTTAAACTTGAAAAGAATGGTACAGATATATCTAGCCACACAGCTACGAATACGTACAAGACTCTACAAGAGATTCTCGGAGTTGACTTTAAAACCTTTTCGCAGTTAGTATATCAAAATACTAATGCGAGTTTACAATTTCTAACTGCTACAGATGCGAATCGTAAGAAGTTTCTTATTGATCTTCTGCACCTAGAAAAGTATGTTGAGTTATTTGAAGTATTCAAATCTGCTTCTAGAGAGGTATCGAATACGTCATCTACAATAGCAGGGAAACTTGCAACAGTAGAAAAATGGTTAGAAACAAATAAATTGAGTGATACCAACATACTACCCATGCTCGATTTAGAAATTGATACATCCAAAGATGAAGAGTCTTTACGTTATTGGATGACAGAGAAGGAAAATATCTCTGAAAAAAATAAAAAAATTCGAGAGAATAATCAATATAAAACAATGCTCGACAGGATAGACATCGGTACTATCTCTTCTAGTACAGTTTCTTGGGAGTCTTACGATGATTTACAAGAAGAGTTAGGGTCTTTGCAAGCAGTCGCTACGGGTGCTCAACGGACTCTGGACAGATTAGAGAAAATTTCTGATGAGTGTCCTACTTGTGGGCAGTCTATTGATGTTTCTTCCGAAAAAGCAATGATTGAAGGCGAACGCGAGAAGCGTGATGAAGCTCATGGTAAAGCTCTGAAGATTCGTCCCCGTATTCAAAAGATTAAAGAGAACAATGCAATCTTTGAGCAAAATGAGAAAGATCGCAAGAATTGGGAAGACTTATATCGCTCGTACGACAAATCTCTACCAAGTGCTATACTGGAGGAGTCTGAAGTAGATTCAAAAATCGCGGAACTAAAGAGCGTATTATCCGAAGCCAGAACCCAACTGGCAGAAAATGCAGCAGAGAATGAAAGACGAACAAGACTCAATACTCGTATTCAAGTAATACAAGAGCAGACAGCAGAGTTCGTTGAACAGCAAGAAGAATACGAAGGTAAACTTGCAGGAAACCAAAAGCTAGAAACAGAACTCGACATTCTGAAAAAGTCTTTTAGTACAAACGGTTTACTTGCATACAAGATTGAAAACTTAGTTGGAGAACTCGAAGAGTTAGCAAATGAGTACTTGGCTGAACTCTCTGACGGTCGGTTTACACTAGAGTTTGTCGTATCGAACGATAAATTAAATGTAGAAATTACTGATAATGGTAATGTAGTAGATATTCTAGCACTTTCATCTGGCGAGTTGGCGAGAGTAAATACTGCTACTTTGATAGCTATTCGTAGATTAATGAGTAGTATATCGAAGTCTAAAATCAATGTATTGTTTTTAGATGAAGTTATTAGTGTTCTTGATGATGCCGGAAAGGAGCGCATAGTAGAAGTTCTACTACGAGAAGATATGAATACTTATCTAGTTTCTCATGGTTGGTCACACCCACTATTAGAAAAGATCGAAGTAGTCAAGGATGGAAACACTAGCGTATTGGAGTAAGGATGAGCGCAGGTAGACGAAGAATGTGGTGGGCACAACAAAATCACTGGGAACAAGTAAGATCAGATCCCAAGAAGAAAGAAGAGGACGAAGATGGTAGATTCGAGAGCGAAGGGAGCGAGAGGCGAGTACCTGGTGAGGGACATGCTGAGGGAAGCGACCGGACTGAAATTTGAGAGAGTACCTGCCTCGGGTGCTCTTGAATATCTGAAAGGGGACTTATATGTCCCCAATCAGAGAAATCATTATTGTATAGAGGTAAAAAATTATAAAGATTCACCGCTGACTGATAAAATATTCACACAACCAAAAACAAATAACATTATCAGATGGTGGAAGAAGATTGTAATACAAGCGGCAGGGGGCGATCAAAAGCCCCTGCTATTCTTTAAATATGACCGATCAAAGGTATTTGTAGTAACAGAAAACAAACCAGAGAACACTATAGAATATTTGTATATTCGTTTTCTAGACTGTTATGTACTGTTGGCTGAAGATTGGTTGGAATCAGAAAAGACGGAGTTTATAGGTGGCTTTTAATTTTAACGAACGTAACCAAGATGGTGTACTAGTAGTAGATGCACTAAACTTAGCTTTTCGGTGGAAACATCAAGGCAGAACAGATTTTCGTGAGCAGTATGTAGAAACAGTAAAATCTCTAGCAACATCCTACAACTGTGGTAAAGTTATTATCACAGCAGATTGGGGGTCATCGAGCTATCGAAAAGAGATATTACCGGAGTACAAACAGAATCGAAAAGATAAGTATGCCGAACAAACTGAAGCAGAGAAGCAAGCATTTATTGACTTTTTTGAAGAGTACGAAGAAACACTAGAATTACTGTCAGAAAGCTATGACGTTCTTCGCTACAAAGGTGTAGAGGCAGATGATCTTGCTGCCCACCTCGTAAAGCGAAAGAAAGATTACGGATTAGAAAATATCTGGTTAGTATCTAGTGACCGAGACTGGGACTTATTGATTCAGGACGGTGTAAGTAGATTTTCTTACGTTACTCGAAAAGAGGTAACAATAGATAACTGGCATGAACACTATGAAGTTAAACCTGAGGAGTATATCTCTTTTAAGTGTCTAACAGGCGATAAAGGTGATAATGTTCCAGGTATTAACGGCATAGGGCCGAAAAGAGCACAACAGCTTATAGAACAGTATGGCGATGCCATGTCAATTTATGATTGTATACCTATTGATGGAAAATACAAGTACATACAAGAATTGAATGAAAACGCAGAAGTACTTTTAAAGAACTACGAGTTGATGGATTTAGTAACATATTGCGATGACGCAATAGGCAAGGACAATTTGTCCAATATTGAGGAGAGAATGGTATAATGGATCAGTATCAAAGTTTTATTCATAAAAGCAGGTACGCCCGTTGGCTAGAAGAAGAAGGACGTCGTGAGACGTGGGAAGAAACATGCAGCCGTTATGTTGATTTCTTTAAGGAAAGAGAACAGTTAGACGATGAGAGCGGACAAGAGATCTGGGATGCCATCCATGCGCTAGAAGTTATGCCTTCTATGCGTTGTATGATGACGGCAGGCGAAGCCTTGAAACGTGATAACGTAGCAGGTTTTAACTGTAGTTACTTACATATTGATCACCCACGAGCTTTTGACGAGCTAATGTATGTATTGATGTGCGGAACAGGTGTAGGGTTTAGTGTAGAGCGTAACTTCATCAATAAGTTACCAGAAGTAGCGGAAACATTCCACAAAACAAGCTCCACAATCGTAGTAAGTGATAGTAAGCTAGGATGGGCAAGTGCCTTCCGTGAGTTGATTGCCATGCTATATGCAGGTAAATTACCTCAGTGGGATATGAGCCGAGTGCGTCCTGCAGGTGCTAGACTTAAAACATTTGGTGGTAGAGCAAGTGGCCCAGAGCCTTTGGAAGATTTATTCCGCTTCTGTGTGGGAGTATTCCAAAAAGCCGCAGGTCGTAAACTGACAAGTATTGAATGTCACGATGTATGTTGTAAAGTCGCTGACATCGTAGTAGTTGGTGGTGTTCGTCGCTCTGCATTGATTAGTCTTTCTAATCTTTCAGATCAACGTATGTCAAAAGCTAAGTCAGGACAGTGGTGGGTTGACCAAGGTCAGCGTAGACTCGCAAACAATTCTGTAGCATATACAGAGAAACCTGATTTTGAAGCATTCTTACAAGAGATGAAGAATCTATATGAGTCTAAGTCTGGTGAGCGT